ATGGTAACCCAGTGGCTACCGAGGAAATCGGTGACTACCGTGGTAACTGGGCATCTGGGACATTATACGCAGTTCGTGATCTTGTTAAGGATACAAGCAACAGCAACATCTACCGCTGTAAGACCCAACACACATCGTCTGGATCTCAGCCAATCAGTTCAAACACTGACAGTGCTAAGTGGGATCTGATTGTTGATGCTGCTGCTGCCGGGACAAGTGCAACTGCTGCTGCTGCTAGTGCTTCTGCTGCTGCATCTAGTGCCTCTGCTGCTTCTTCTTCTGCATCTAGCGCGTCATCGTCTGCGTCTAGTGCTACATCCTCTGCATCGACGGCTACGACTCAGGCTTCTAATGCTTCGACCTCTGCTACTAATGCGGCATCATCTGCATCATCTGCGTCTACAAGCGCGACTAACGCTGGGAATAGTGCAACTGCTGCATCTAACTCTGCTGCTCTTGCGGCTGCTACAGTTGCTGGTGGCCTCTATTCTGCCGTCATCGACAAGAGCGCAAACTACACAGTTGTGCTGGCTGACGCTGGTGACCTAATCCGCGTAACTACCACCTCTGGTGCAGTAACAATTACGTTACCACAGATCAGCACTGTCACTGATGGCTTTAAAGTTGCCATTGTCAAATGGTCTGCTGATAGCAATGCTGTCACTATTTCTCGCTCTGGCTCTGACACGATCAATGGCACAACCAGCGCAAGCATTGGCTCTCAGTACACTCAGACAACCTTTGTTGCTGACTTTGAAACCAATCAATGGTTCGCTTCTACATCTGGTCTTGGTTCTACGAACGTAGTCATTGATACGTTTAACGGTACTGGATCTCAAACTGCATTTACGCTCTCTGGTGATGCTGGCACTGAGAACAACACCTATGTCTATGTTAGTGGTGTCTATCAAGCTAAGGCAACATACAGCCTGTCTGGAACAACTCTTACATTTTCAACCGCTCCCCCTTCTGGAACTGGGAATGTTGAGATTGTTTGGACTCAGCCACTGCCTGTTGGCACACCTAGCGATGGCACGGTCACTACCGCAAAGATTGTCGATGCTAATGTGACGGCTGCTAAACTAGCGGCAAATTCTGTAACGACTGCAAAGATCTTGGATGCCAATGTCACGCTTGCAAAGTTAAGCGCAACAGGAACTCCAGCTTCTAACAATTATCTGCGTGGTGATAACACTTGGGCAACGATTGCAACAGGATCTTCTCCAACCGTATTGACCTACAATTCATCTAGTACTTGGACTAAGGCAACAGACGTTCCTGCTGGCTGCACGATGGCTATGATCGAAGTATGGGCTGGTGGAGGTGGAGGTGGCCGTTCAACTTCTGCTGGTCAAACTGGCGGCGGCGGTGGTGGTGCTTATAATTATATTGTTCTTCCTATCTCATCTCTTGGTGCTACAGAAACTGTAACAGTTGGGGCTGGAGGGCTTGGCGCAACAGCAACAGGGTTTGGCGGAACTGGTGGTACTTCGTCATTTGGAACATCTGCATTAGTTACTGCTTATGGTGGTCGCGGCGGAAATTATGGTGGTGCAGGAACTACAGATATTGGCTTATCATCGACTGGACAGGGTGGTGGAGGCACTACATTTTCTAATAAATATAATGGCGTTATAAGCGCATATGATGGTACGACTGGAACTATGTATCCATTACCTACATTAACTTATGGTGGGAATGGTGCTGGATATTCTAATCCATTTGGCACTCCTGTTATTGCTGGGTCATCTACTTTTGGTGGTGGTGGTGGCGGTAGCGGCATCAATGCAGCAGGACAAGTTGCTGGAACTTCTACATTTGGGGGCAATGGTGGGGCTGGGGCAGCTACTCCAACTGCTGGAACCCAACCCTCTGGTGGTGGCGGTAGTTCAACATCTGCAAACGTCAATGGTGCTGCTGGCGGTGCTGGTCGCGTTAAAGTTACAATGTGGTGATGATCATGTATTATCTTCTTATCAAAGACGGCATCATTGAAAACGCAATCGACTGGGATAGTGTATCACCATATACGCCACCAGAAGGTCACCAGCTTGTATTGACAGATCAGTTCTATAGCATTGGTTGGGCATGGGATGGAACAAAACCTGTAACTCCTATTGAGCCAGAGTAAGGATTAGTAACATGGCACTGACACAAGTACCAAACTCAATGCTAGCCTTTGATGGTGGTCCTCTTGGTATGCGCAACCGCATCATCAATGGTGATATGCGGATTGACCAGCGCAATGCTGGGGTAAGTGTTACACCAACAACTTCTGCATACACTCTTGACCGTTGGCAATTTCAATGCACTCAAGCATCAAAAATGTCTGTTCAACACGTCACAAATACTTCCGCTGGGGCTATTGGTTTTCCAACGTATACAGCTATTTCGACCGCAAGCTCTTTTGCGGTTGGCGCGGGTGATTTTTTTTCTTATGTCCAAAAGATTGAAGGATACAATTTTGCTGATTTTGCTTGGGGAACCGCAAACGCAAAAACTGTAACTCTTTCTTTTTGGGTTAATTCTACGCTTACAGGCACGTTTGGTGGCTCTGTCACAAACAGTGCTGGCAATCGCAGTTACCCATTCACTTACACAATCAGCAGTGCGGGGGCGTGGGAACAAAAAACCGTTACCATTGCTGGCGACACAACGGGAACGTGGGTTGGCGCAACAAATGGAACTGGGCTTGTTTTGTATTTTGGCCTTGGTGTTGGCTCAACGTATAGCGGAACTGCTGGGACATGGGCCGCTGCAAATTACGTTTCAGCAACAGGCGCAACATCGGTTGTCGGTACAGGAAGTGCTGTTCTTTACCTTACAGGCGTTCAACTTGAAGTCGGCTCTGTTGCCACGCCATTTGAACGGCGGCTGTATGGGCAGGAACTTGCATTGTGCCAGCGGTATTATTACCGGATTACTTCGCAAGCGGCAGGTGATTATTTTGTTAATACGGCTTTTGCTGTTAGCACAACACAGGCTTTTGGTTTTAGTACATTTCCGGTCCAAATGAGAACAAAACCAACAGCACTTGAACAAAGTGGTACAGCCGCTGATTATAATGTTGTTAGGTGTGGTGCTGGCACTAACACAAATTGCAGTGCTGTCCCTACGTTTGGCGTAGCAAATTTGAATAATACCGAAACAGTTTTTACGGTGGCTTCAGGATTAGTTAATGGCGGGGCTGGTGCTATACAATCAAATAATGCCAGCGCATATCTTGGCTGGTCAGCGGAGCTATAATCATGACAACGGATGACACACGAGTGATCATAGACTCAGCGGTAGCCTCTGGTGCTATTACTATGCCCTTGTGGGTCATCCATATGCATGAGTATCTGCAACTGGCAACCTATGCTGGTGGCCTCGTGCTATTGTTTATCCGTATCTATCTTGCCATCAAGGAAGCTAGAGGCGAGTAATGAATGGACCCGTTAACAGTCTTAGCTACGATCAAGGCAACTGCTGCCACTGTTAAGACTGCGATTGGCGTAGGCAAGGAACTTGTCTCGGTAGCCAAAGAACTCTCCGACATTATGAATGGGGTGGCTCACCTCACCCAGATAGCAGCGCAGCCAAAGGGTTGGCGCAAAGGTGGATCTGCTGAAGCCCAGGCTATGCAAGCCTTCGCTGCCAAGATGGAAGCAGAGCAGATCGAGCGTGAAGTTAAGTCACAAATAGTTCAAGTCTATGGTGTCCGCGCTTGGGAACAGATCCAGCGTGATGTCGTGCGTATCAGAAAAGAGATGAAGATCGCTGCAATTGAACGTGCAGAACGAATAGAGTATATGATCGAGGTGGGATTTACTATTGCTCTCGCTCTGATCTTGCTTGCGATGGTATGTTGGGCGTTATGGTTTGCTATTCACTATAACCTTGTGTGAGGATTAATGAATGGATCTCTCAAAGATCGGTGGCCTTTTGGCTCAATTGGCTCCTACGGTAGCGACTGCTCTTGGTGGCCCTCTCGCTGGATTGGCAGTGAAAACCCTATCAGAAGCGATGTTTGGTCACCAAGATGCAAGCGAATCAGAAGTCCAAGCCGCTCTAATGAGCGCAACGCCAGAGCAATTGCAGAAGCTGAAAGAAACAGACGCATCCTTCAAACTCAAAATGAAGGAACTTGATATTGATCTTGAGAAAATCTCTGCTCTTGATCGAGACTCTGCCCGTAAGATGCAGATGGAGACCAAGGACTGGCTTCCAAAGATCCTGACCATCATTGTGACCATTGGATTCTTTGGCATCCTGTTCTGGCTTCTTGTTCGCGGCGCACCGCCATCTGGAAGTGAAACTCTGATTTACATGCTGGGTGCATTAGGCACTGCATGGACTGGTGTAATGCAATTCTATTTTGGTTCATCTGCTGGTTCAAAGCAAAAGACAGATGCGCTTACTGTAAAGGATCTGAACAAATGAACGGCTTTCACGGCGAGGCACTCTCACTTCCTCCTGAAGAGATTCCAGTTATCGCGCACAAGTATGATCTCGAAGGTGCAGTGCTTCGTGCTGTCATGGCTGTCGAGTCTGCCGGGAATGGCTTCGATGCGTCTGGTAGACCCAAGGCATTGTTCGAGCGGCATCACTTCTACAAGTGGCTGACCAAGCGCAAGAAGCTAGATGTACTGACTATCGCTGCCGAGGCTGGGCTGGCATATCCCAAGTGGGGAACTAAGCCCTACCCAAAGGGGTCGGATGCAGTCTACGCAGAGATTGAGGCTGCTTACGAGATGGCCCCTGAAGAGGCTCTATTGTCCACCTCATGGGGTCTCGGTCAGGTGATGGGTAGCAACTACTCAATGGTTGGTTGCAAGACTGTCGATGACATGGTTGAGGAAGCCATGCACTCGGAAGCGAATCAGTTGACGCACATGATAAACTTTATCAAGTCAGCCAATCTGCTTGA